GGAAGAGGCTGGCCTGTTGTCCAAGCGCCCGCAGGAGAAGGTGAGTGCGCGTAAGCTCTTGCTCGACCGCGCCCGCGCTATCTCCGAGGAAGCCAAGACTATGGGGCTGGCAGTCCCCAAGGCGTTCCGCGACAACACGAATGAAGACGGCTACAACCCCGAGACCCTTCTGGTTATGGAGGCGCGGCGGCTGGCGTCCAAGCAGAACCCCGAACCTGCCGACTACGAACGCTTCATGATGCGTGAACTGGACGTTCGCACGGGCAGCATCGATCAGGCCATTGCCGAGCGCCGTGCAGAAGGTGACGCAGCCATGCGCCAGTCGGCGGATGTAGGCGTGGACACGCTGACCGATACCGACGCCCCGGCAGACGCATCTACGCCGGAAGCGGCCCTTATTGCCAAGGAGGAGGCTGCCGAGGAAGCAGGGGTACGGCCCAAGGCCAAGGAAGAACGCATCCCCGCCAGCATCGATAAGGCGCTTGGGGAAGCCCTGTACACCGTGCCGAAGGAAGGTCGTGCGGCGCCGAAGATCGAGGCGATCAAGAAGCGGAAAATAACCAAGCCCCCGGTTACCCCCAAGGTTACGGAAGTTACCACCGAAGGTAACCCGGAGCCTGTGAAGCGCATCACCTACGGCCAGATACAGATCACCAAGAATACTGTGGACGGCGTGGCCGACCTTAACAGGATGCGCAAGTGGGCGGATGAGCTTTCTCAGGAGGACTTTGATTACCTTCGCTCAAAGACAGGCAACAGCACATATTACGGCTTCCCCCAACTGGTGGGTTCCGCAAGCCCCAGTGCTGAGAATGTCAACAAGTTGATGGACCACTGGAAGGGTGTCCTTGCCGAGCGCGACAAGGCCCCTTCAAAGCTGGCCGAGATCAAGGCCCGCGTCGAGCGTGCTCGCCAAGAGACCAACACAGACCCGACCCAACGGCAGGCTGAGACTGGCAACTACAAGAAGGGCCGGGTGAGCATCCACGGCAATGCCATCGCCATCGAGAACCCCAAGGGCTCCATCCGCTCCAACAAAGACCCCAACGGCCCGAAGTGGTCGGTGAAGATGCCTGCCGACTACGGCTACATCGAAGGTACCAAGGGCGCCGATGGTGACCCGGTGGATGTCTATGTCGGCCCCGATCACGAGGCGGCGTATGTCTACGTCGTGGATCAGGTGGACCCGGATACCCGTGCCTTTGATGAGCACAAGGTCATGATGGGCTTCAAGAACGAACAGGCAGCCCTGACGGCCTATGACAAGGCATTCTCCGATGGGCGCGGCGCCGAGCGCGTCGGTGACCTCCGCAAGATGACGCACACCGAGTTTAAGGAGTGGGTGAATAGCGACCCCAAGGACCGATCCGGCCTGACAGAGGAAGAGGCTCGCGAAGCCCGCTCCCTGATGATCGAGGATGATTTCGAGAACGCTGTTAACGCCATGGTCGAGCAGCCCCTACCCATGGGGCTTGTTCGTGATCCGGTGACCCGTGAGGTGGCCCAGCCGGTATCGACCCGTAAGGCGTCCGAGGTGATGGCTGACCTTGACCTCGCAACCTTGCGCGGGCTTCCGAGAGTTCTTGCCGGCAACGCACGCTCCATCCTCTCCAAGATCGTCGGGGACGTGGACGTGCACTTTATCCGGCCCGACGACATGAAGCGCATGTCCGGTTGGGAGGGTGACCTTCCGCCGCGTGGCTACCACTCCTTCCGTGGCAACGTCGAGGCGGTGTTTATCCGCTCCGACCTGATGGACAACCCGGATGCCCTGCGGCACACGTTACTTCATGAGGTAACCCACGCTGCTACCATCCGGCGTATCGTCACCGACCGCCGCCTTGAGAGCAACATCATGGACCTGATGTACTATGTCCAGATTGCGCTCGACAACGACGCTGACACGCGCACGGCCAACTATGCCCTGACTTCCCCCCGCGAGTTCGTAGCGGAGGCATTCTCCAACCCCGACTTCCAAGAGCTTCTTGGCAGGATACCGGCTGATGGTGCCGTGGTTGATGTCTTCGACCTCGACGCTCCGGTGCGCAGCATGTGGGACGCGCTCATCTCTGCCGTCCGCCGCATTCTCGGATTGCCGAAAGCAACGCATTCTCTGCTGGAAGCCGCCATCCGGGTAACGGAACGGTCGATGGCCCCCCGAAACGTCGAAGAGGCCAGTGGGAAGGCGTTCCTTGAGGACGGCAGCATCAGTGCCCTGACGGACAAATTGAAGGAAACTCTCAGGGACTTCCAGCAACGGCGTGATCTGGCACCGACCCAAGGCAACCCCCAGCTTATGGGCCTGCGGACCTTTGACAGCATCGCCCGCGCCGCCGACCGCTACTTTGGCAAGAACAACCCGGTACGCAAGGTGGCCAACCTGATAGAGGGCCAGCGTGTCGCTGCGGCCAAGGAGTTCGACAAGGCGGCACCGATTATCCAGAAGCTCCATGACCTGTCCCATAAGTACCGTGGCGACGTGTGGACGGACTTCACCACCCTTGTCCACGACGAGACCATGGCAGGGGTGTTCGCTGACAAGCCGCTCGCTGATCAGAAGCATATCTCCAAGAAGGGAGCCAAAGACAGTTGGGCACGCGCCCAGCACCCGGAACTGGCCCGCCGCTTCAATGCCCTGCCCGCCGACCTCAAGGCAGCACGGCAGGAGGCGATGGATTACTTCCGCAACAAGCAGAATGAGATTGCGCTCAAGCTCATCCGCAACCGGATAGTGACACTTTTTGACACCCCCGACCCGGAGGGATTGGCGCAGCGTATCCATGACGGCAGCGTGACCGATGCTGACAAGGCCCTGATGGGCGAGGCATACGACGCCATCGCCGCCGCTGGTACCCTGTCCAAGATCAATGGGCCGTACTTCCCCCTCATGCGCCGTGGCAATTACGTCGTGAAGGGCCGGTACAAGGTTACCACGCCGGGTAACGCCACGAAGATTTCGGACAACGAGTTCGAGTTTAAAGACAAGGATGCTGCCGCCGACTACGCCGCAACCCAGTCTGGCCGTCCGACCATCAGAACGGTTTATGTGGACAAGACCACTGGCGAGACGACGGGCACGGAGAATGGTAAGACGGTCAGGCTTACCGCCGAGGACATGAACGCGGAGCCGCGCTATCGTGTCGTGGTGCAGGACCGCCATATGGAGATGTTCGACACCATGAAGGAGGCCAGCAACCGCGTGGCTGAACTCAGGGCTCACGGCTTTGACGTGGACGATGCCGTGCCGCGTGCATTCGAGAACTACGGTATTCAGGCCGATGCCCTGTCTACACAGATGCGCCGCCTCAACACGGTGTTGGAGCGCCGTGCCGATGCCCGGGACATGACGCCGGAACAGAAGCACGAATTGCTCTCGACCATGAACGAAGTGTCCATGTCCATGCTGGGCTCTACCCGCATCCAGTCCCGCTCTCTGCCGCGTCAATACGTGGCCGGTGCGTCGAAGGACTTGGTACGGAACACGACCGACTATGCCCATGCATCCGGCAACTACATCGCCAAGCTGGATTTCAGGCCGCAACTGGATGCCGCCTTGGAGGAGATGGCGGACGCGGTTAAGCAGGGTGGAAGAGACGGTTTCCAAGCAGGCCGCACGGCCATTCAGAACGAGGTGCTGCGGCGCGCCACCACGCCAAACCCGATTGCCGAGAACAAGGGGTGGAACGCTCTATCGAGCCGTATCCTCTCCATGTCCTTCATCGACAAGCTGATGTCGCCTACCTACTCGATCATCAACGCCACCCAGCCCATGATGACCACGGCACCCTACCTTGCTGGCCAGTATGGCGCCGGCAAGGCGTATGCGGCCATGTCCAAGGCGTACAGTGACGTTGGGTCTATGGCGGCTATCAAGCGCGGTCTGGCTGACACGGTATCGAAGTTTAAGCCGGGGAACACACTTGTCCCTACCGACCCGGTAACCCTCATCCGCAATCGCCTGACCAATAAAGGCGAGCAAGCCCTGATTGACATACTGGTAGAGCGTGGCGTCATCGACACAGATAGCGGCCTTGAGGTGGGCAGGCTGGTACAGGAGAGCAAGGGGATCGTCGGTAAGTTCGACAAGGGCATTGGTTACCTTGAAGGTATCGCCCGACAGATGCCCAAGACGGTCGAAGCCATCAACCGCTCCGTGTCGGCCATCGCTGCCTACCGGCTGGAAATGGCCCGCTCGGGTGACCAAGCCCGTGCCATCCAGTTCGCACAGGACACGGTCAATCTGACACAGTTCAACTATTCGGCCTCGAACACGGCGCCCTTCATGAACCATCCGGTTCTTCGACTGGCGTTGCAGTTCAAGAAGTATGGCCTGAGCATGTATCAGTTGCTTGGTGAGCAGGTAGCTATGGCGGTGCGCAACGAGAACCCCGGCGACCGTGCTAGGGCTCTCAAGTCCCTGTCCTACACCATCGGGATGCACGTCCTTGTTGCCGGTGCCATGGGGCTACCTACGGAGCCGATCCGCCTCGTCGTGACAGCGGCCAATGGTCTTGGGGTTATTGATTGGAACTGGGGTGACATCGAGACGGCGCAGCGTGAAGCCATGGCCGACATGTTCGGCAAGCAGTTCGGTGAGATTGTTTCCCGTGGCCTGCCGCGTGCTGCCGGTATCGACCTGTCCAGCCGTATGGGGATTGACACCCTCATGGGGCCGTTCGGGGAGCCGCGCTCCAATGAGGCGCAGGACTGGAAGGCTTATGTCTGGGATACGGTAGCCGGTGCGCCTGCCGGCCTAGTTGCCGACTGGGCCAAGGGTATCAACGATCTGGCGCAGGGTGACCTTGTACGGGCGGCAGAGCGCCTTATCCCGGTCAAGGCCCTGTCCGACAGTATTAAGGCGTATCGCACCTACACCGAGGGCTCGGTCAGTGAAAAGACCGGCAAGCAGGTTATGGAGCCCTATTCGGTGGGAGAAGCAGCGCTACGGGCGTTCGGCTTCACGCCGGCACGGGAGGCGGAAGGGTTCGAGCGGTCGGCAGCTTTCTACCGGGGGCGCGACAAGCTCAACGACATCCGTACACAATTCCAGCGGGAATGGGTCGAGGCCAACGGTGCAGCCCGTGGTAGATTGTGGAGGGAAATTCAGAAGTGGAATAGGGGCCAGCCGGTTGATGCTCGGTTGTCACTTTCTGAGCTGCGGGGGTATCAAAAGCGGTTGCAGCGTGATATGAAGGAGACCAAGGAAGGCATCCGTGCCCGCCGACGCGAGCAACACATCCTTGATCGGGCTGAAAGAACCTACGACTTTTAGCCAGTTACCACAGGAGGTAACCCCCAATGCCTACCCCTCAGAATGAAATGGAAGGCTTAGATACTACCGTATCTGTGCATGCCATCAACCGGGAAGATCGTGAGATCATGCTGGAAGATGGCACCATTCTGCCGATGACTTGCCTCCATGACGCTACCGGCGAAGAGACGGATGACATGGAGGAAGCGGTTTTCGCCACGGTAGAACTGCCGGATGGCCGTTGGGTACCCGTTGTACTTGAAGACTATGACCAACCGAGAGTGCTTAACTGATGGCTGAGAACGGCGAAAAAAGAGACCCCAGTTCACACAGGACACCGGGGCAGATCAAACGCAAGAATAGGGGGTATGACGCACGTCCCGAAAACGTGAAGAAGCGCACCATGAACAATCAAGCTCGTGCGGCGTTGATGAAGGAGGGGAAAGTCAGTAAGGGCGACGGGAAAGACGTAGATCACAAAAAGCCCTTGCGTGATGGAGGCGGAAATGGCCGTTCCAATCTTCGTGTGCAGACGCAGGCCAAGAACCGTGGTTGGCGGCGTGATGAATGAATTGACGGTTTGGGGTCGGGGCCAGACTAGTCATCGTGTTTGCGTTAAGCGGGGCATTCGTGAATGACTGAACCGGAGACGATGGATATGCCTCATACAAACGGCAACGGCAGTTTTGACGCACTCGCGCAATATGCCCGTTTGTCCGAGAGGGTGGAGAACCAAGGTAAGGACATTATCGACCTCCGTTCAAACATGAACACGGGGTTCCAAGGCGTTAACGCCAACCTTGCCGCCCTCTCTAACGAGCTACGCAGCTCATCGAAAACTCAGTGGCCCGTCATATGGGCCGCTCTAAGCGTCGGCGTTGCCGTCCTTGGTGGGCTAGGCTACATGGCCATGCAGCCCGTGAAGGACAATACCGCTCGACTGGAAAACGCCATCGTGCGCCTTGCCGAGACCACCGTCAGCCAGAAGGAAATGGAGTGGCGTACAGCACGGGGTACCGAGGATCGAAGCAGAACCGAGCAATCCATCAAAGACCTACGCGCCGCACAGGTGCCACGGGACGAACTGGATCGGGTATGGCAAAGCTACGATCAGCGGTTCATGGACCACCAACGGCAGATAGACGAGATGAAGACTTCACAGGGGAGTATCTACGGCCAGCGGGACATCATCCTAGACCTAAAGGAAAACCAGCAACGGCTCGAACGTGAGATAGCAAGGCTGATGGCCATGACGAACAGTCCCCCTCCCCGCCAGCAACCTTGAACGTTCCTCCCCGGTTACCTTTCGAGGTAACCCAACTGAAAAACCCCGGTTGTTAGCCGGGGTTTCTTTTGTTCATTGGATGGTTTCACCGGGTGGTGGGCTCTGATCTCGTATCGTCATGATGGTGACGATCAGCCCCTTCTCGATGATGCCGGCGATCTGGGTCAACTGTTCGGCCTGTGACATCACGGCCACCCCCTGACATTCTCCCGGCCCATGCTTCTGATGGACCAAGAGGACAAGCTCATGTTCGGCGCCACAGAGGTTATCGACAAAAGCGGTCAACTCCCCCAGCTTGTCGGTTAGGGACAACTGCCCTTCTTCATTTACACTTTTCAGTCTCATGGGTATGCCTCCTAGCTTTCATCAATGAAGTTCACGAGGGGCGTCCCCTTCATGTCGATCTCGATCAGGTATTCCGCCGCGTTGGCGAATGCGGTACCCGCCCCAAGCCTGCCGTTGATATGGGTGGCTTTCATCTCCTCATGCAGCGCCCTGATGAAGACGTGGCGGGGGTAGTGGTTGGCGGCAAGCCAGTCATATAGATAAGACTGCCCGATGCGGATGATCTTGTCATCCAGACCGTAATGGACGTGGAGTGCGTCGAGGCGGCTGGCGTCGTGCTTGATCTCCACCGATCCGGCAGGGGGCTTGCCACGGCCCTTGTGGATGATGTTGGTGACGAGGGTATGGCGGGCGCGGTTCTCGTTTAGGAAGCGAGCCAGCGTGTTGACGACGTTGGCGATGTTGCGGAGGTCCACCGGCTGTGCTGCACGCTGGCCACGCATTTCTTTGAGCGTCTTGTAGAGGAAGAGTTTCAGCGCCACCTCGTTGATGTTGGTGAAGCCCAGCATATTGGAGTACCGGGCGCCGAGGAGGAGGGTGCCGATAAGAGCAATCCAGAAGCGCTCATCCGGCTGCATTCCCGTTTCTTGGCCGACCGTCGTGAGCATGGCTGCGATGTCCGCTTCAACCTGCTGATGGTTACGTCCAAGGTAACTGGCGTATTCGAGCCCGACGTTCCCGTAGTTGTCGTGGAGCTTCGCCAGAATACGCTGCGCCACCGTAGGGTCGATCTGGCCCGGGGTGCCGGGTTGTGGCTTCTCCACCGTGTACTCGAACACGCGGTAGAGGCCGGCAGTGGTGGCTCGGGTGCGGGCGGTAACCGCGTCCATAAGGCTCTCGTTCGACGCCGCCACCATGACCGTCTGCCACGTGCCGGGGGTGCGCTGCTGCACCTTTGAAGTCATGCGAGACTTCTCCTTACCCAGTGTGAGACGGAACACTGTATCCACGAAGCGCTTGGCGTCGTCATCCGACTTCAATTCGTCCCAGTACACCGGCAGGGAGCGCAGCTCGCCCAGCTTGTTGAGCACTGAGTTCTGTGTGTCCGAGAGGGACTGGACGGCCTTCACCGGGTCACCCCATACCGCTTGGGCTATCTTGAGGGCAGTGGACTTACCAATACCACTCTCTATGGAGTAAGCCGAAAGGAGTAGACCGGAGTGGCCAGTGAAGCGGACCAACGGGCCGGCGAAGGCGGATGCAAGGATGGCATCGAGCGCGGGCCGGTTCTGCTTGGTGATCATTTCCGCCGCCGTGATCCACGGTTGCCGGTCGCCCTCGGGGGAGAACTGCCGTGCCAATTCCGGGTCGGTGTTCGAGGCTACTTCCTCGCCGGCAGGGGTGTGGAGCTTGCCGCCGTAAACGAAGCCTTGCGTCTTACCGCCCTTGACCAGCCAGCCGAATGGGACAGAGGTGACGATACTATCCCGCGTCGTCTGTAGTTTCGTGATCCATGCCATAACAAATTCCGTCAGGTTGTTGAAGCCTCGTGGTCCGCCAGTCACCATGAAACCTTGCTCTTGCAGGCTCTTTTTCATCTCGGCTGTGCCCACGTCTTTCAGGGGTACGCTGATCTGGGAGAGCTTGCCAAACTCGGTCTCGGTGGTGAAGTTGAGTGACCAAGGATCGCGTTGCATCCAAGGGTCAACCATCGGGTAGCGGGACACCGGCAGCCACGTGGTGGTGCCGTCTTCAAGGTGTTGGGGGTAGAGCACTTGGCCCATGTTGGTGCGAAGATAGCCATCCGGCAAGTCGGGGTCTTGCTGACCCGTGCCGGGGATGATGAGCGGGGATACCGTCGCCATCTGTTGCTGCTGCGGTTGGGTTACCTGTTGGGGTAACGGATTGGCAGCCTGCGAGAAGCCACCGTTCGCCGCCATGGCCATATTGCTGCCAAGGTTCGCCGTCACCTTATCACCGAAGTTCAAGGGGGACTTGTTCTCGATGAATTTAGGGCATGCGGCACAGGCAGAGCAGCCACTCTGCGCAATGGTCGCACACTTCGGCCATCCCAGGTTCTTTACCAACTTCTCTTCCATCTTCCGATCATAGAGTTCGTCGGTCTCCCCCGGCCCATAGTCACTGTGACCCGACGCCATACGATGCGCGTCGGCCCTACCACCTTCCGTGAAGGTTGAGATAAGCGTGGTCAGGTTCCACAGTGGGTTCTGGAAGTTCGAGCCGCCCGTTGCCAGTGCTTCCGCGATGAAGCCACAGGTGAAGACAAGACTGTCTAATTTTACGGGCGCGGTGCTGGATGTGTCTATACCCGCCGAAAGGTCAGAAAGCCCCTGTATGGGCGTCCTTGGCGGCAGGATGGTCATTGCAGCGTTGAGGGTACTATAGGGGACTTGGACCTTATAAGGCTCCAAGGCGGTCGCAATCTTTTCGTTGCTGTAGTCGTACTCCAACGGGTTACCCGCAAAGGTAACGTCGCGAGGCGGATCGTATTTATAATTCTTGGTGCCGGGGACACGGAGGACACGGGCAGCGTCAATGGTGCACTGGGGGTCGCACTTGAAGCCATGGCGCTTGGTCGCTTCCGCGAGCGCATAGGCAAGAGGCATCCAGTCTTGGGTGCTGAGTGCGCGCATCAGCGTCCAGTACATATGGAAGCCACCACCCGATGATACGATGATCGTCGGACGCGGCAGGCCGGTTGCTTTCAGGAACTCGACCAGTGCACTGCCGAACGCTTCCTTGCTCTCGTAACCCTTATCCTTGTTTTCTTCGGACTTGCCGTCCACGAGGTCGCTGTCAATAAACAGGGCCTTCATCTTGACGGCATTCTCGGAAGCCCGCACGGCCTTGTACCAAGTGAAACCCTTCTGCGAGGTCTTTTTCTCGGCATACGCTTGCGTGGACGTGCAGAAATACACGTCCTTGGTGGTCGGGGTGTTGTTGAACTTGTCGATGACCTTGACCGCTTGGCCCAAGTCACGGCAGGCAACTCCTGCCCATGGGAGTTTGGGCTTGCCTGTCTTAGGGTCAATCTTGACCTTGGACATGTCCGGTGGTTCAAAGGTTGTGGATGTTGACGTAAGCGACCGTATCGCCATCCTGTGGCCAAGCCAGCACGCGGGCTAGGAATAGCTTGGTGGGGTTTTGGGCAATCATTTGGTGCGAGGCTCCCCGAAATTAAAGTTGGCGGGCTAGGATTTTCGCCAGCCCGCCAGTGTCATCGCACTACCGCGCCGGGGTTAATTGGAGGGCGGGAGGAGTTCAGCGAGCATGCTATCGAGATCGTTCTCGAACGCCGATGCCATGTTCATGCCGCCGTCAGAAGGCGATGCCGTCGCAGTCGAAGCCTGTCCTTGGGCATGGGCCTGTTCGGTAGGCTGCTGGGCTGCCGCCGTCGAAGCAACAGCGTTTCCCACGTCTTCCTTCTGGGCTTGCTCAACCGGCTGCTGGGCAGCGGCCTTCATGCGCTCAAGCTCGGCTTCCATCTCACGCATCTTGCGCTGGATGGGGTCTTCTTCCTGCTGGGCGTTACCCTGCGAGGTAACCGGCTGAGTGGCGCCAAACCCGCTCGCTGCCGGCGGGGTCTCCTGCTGGGCTTGTGCCTGCTGGGCCTGTGCTGCTGCCTTGGCTTCTGCCTGTGCCTTGGCCTGTGCTTCTGCTTGGGCACGGGCTTGTGCCTGTGCTGCTGCCTGTTGCGCTGCGGCTGCCTGCTGGGCGGCTAGGGCTCTGGCCTGATCGCCTACCGATGCCTGCTGTTGGACAGGCTGCTCGAACACGCTTTCCTGCTGGCCAACTTGGCCCGACTGGCCGGCTGCGGGGACGGTGGCGAACTCGTTTTCCGAGAGGATGCGGTTGACCTGATGGCCGTCGCGCATAGCGATGACAAGGTCAGCCTCTTCATCGTTCAGCGGGCGGATGGCGTTGAAGACGAACTTCGGGAAGCTCTCTGCCGGGTCGAACGCGATACGGGTGGCGACGGCAAAGTAGGGATAGCCCATCTGGTTCATCTTGCTGCCGTACATGGCCAAGTCCTGCAACGAGGCTGCCGGTACCCGGAGCAACATGGGTCCGCCGTATACGTCGTTGTTGAGGTCGGCCTGCGGCACCACGGCGAGGCGCTTGCTGTCGGAGCATGCCTTGCCCTGCTTACCTGCCGGGGTAATGCGGCTGCCCCACTGGTTATGCGGGCAGAGGGCACAGCTATCGCACTGCTTCTTGGCCGAGGTCGGTTCCGGCGAAACGCCATTGTTGGAGAAGCAATCCGGCGCCGCGTTGGAGCCTTCAACGTAGCCGTTCTCGTACCAGATTTTCGAGATGGCTTTGGAGGAATTGAGAATGACGACTTCGATGCTGCCGCGCGGGCCGTCGCCGTCGTCACGCATCAACTGCTGCTCTTCTCCACGGTAGCGGATAGACCAAACTTTGCCCTTGTAGCCGATGAGACCGAAGGAGCTTTGAATGCCGGAGGACAGATCGTCATTGACCTGAGTGCCAGCGAACTTCGTTGACACCGCACCGAAGTTGTGAGGGATAAGCTGGTTCATAAAATTCTCCTGATGGGATAGCTGGTTAGACTACGATATTGCTACGCGGTTGTCAAGAGGTTACATGTAGTATCAGGCTTTCCTGACACCCACTACCTGTGTACTGCTCATCTTGACGCCGGGAGGAAGCACGCCATTTTCTTTTACATACTCTTCGACGGCAGTGACATTGGCCTTGCGGTCAAGCAACTCCCACGCCTCGCTGCCGATGACATGGCGCATGAACTGGTCAGGGTCTTCAAGCGAGGCCGACCGCTTGGTGGTCTTATAGACCGTACCGAACTCGGTCTTGACGCTGTCGCCGCCGATGGTGTTGAGGTGATTGAGGAGGAGGCTGTTAAGCTGTTCCAACGTATCGCGGTACGTCTTCATCTTCTCCTTGTGCGCCCGGTCCTGTTCTTCGATCAGGGTGCGCAGCTTAAGGTACTGCTGGATACGCACGTCAATGGTCGGCTGCGGCTTGGGCTGTGGCTGCGTTACCTGTGAGGTATCTGCGATATCGGACATTGTGGGGTCTCCTTCAATCTTGCCCGTGTTCGATGGCGTCTCTAAGGTCAGAGACATCTGCTTCGTCGTTTCGGTTGTCTGCATTGTACATATCCAGTGCTAGTTGCATACGCCACGCATCATCCGCGCCGGGATACTGCCGGCAGACTTTATTCCATAGTCTCAGGAGGGCGGATCGTTTTCTTGATGTCATTGAGTGCCCCGATCAAATTACTGGTGGCGTGTGATATGGCGCCGGCAACGGCAGGACCGCCATTGCTGACCAAGTTAATGGCATAGCGCAAATCATCCATCCGCTGCGTAATCACCACTAGTTCGCTGGATATTTTAGTCAGCGAGATGGCGATGGATGCCAGAGCTATCTCGGACGCCACCGGAGCAATTCCGGGTTCCATGCGGCTGATCGTTGCATTGTAGTCGAGGGGGTGCGGGTCAGTCGGGGAGTGGTCCATTACATGTGCTCCGGGTTCAAGCAGGCGTATTCCGTATCCTCAATGGATATGACATCCCTGATATGGTACGGAATGTCCTTGCCGCCGACCGTCGAAATGTCCGCCAGCTTCTCCCCGGTATCGAGGTCCAAGATGAAGATGCGGAATGCCTGCTGGCCATCCGGGGTGGGGCCATGCTTGAAGTGAAGGTGCAATCTGGGTGTCATAGGTTACCTCGTGAGGTTACGTTATCGGGTTCTGCATGGTCTCGTCAGCGAACATAGCAAGGAACGCATCCTGTACCTGCTGGTTGTTCTGCAAGAGCTTGTAAATCTTCCGCTCGACCGGCGTACTTTGCAGATGCAGCACCAACTGCTTGTGCCGCTGTCCGACGCGCCGAATGCGGGCGTTGGCCTGCTCGTAGATTTCCAGCGAGGTGACAGGGGCGTACCATACGATGGTGTTAGCGGTGGTCAGGGTGATGCCGTGCGCAAGGCACTGCGGGTGCGCCACCAAGACCTTGTACTTTGCCGTGTTCTGGAAGTCGTTGAAGATCGTGGAGCGAGCCCCAATAGCGGTGTTGCCCGACACAACCGCGTGGTCGATCCCTTCGGCTGTCAGCGCCGCCGAGATGCCATCCAGAGCGTGGATGAAGGGGACGAACACGAGCACCTTCTGCTCCGCTTGGTCGATGGTCTCAACGAGTGCTTCGATGCGGTCCTTACCATCCAAGGTAACCACGGCACGCTCTTTGTCGTACACCCATCCGGTGGCGACCTGTAGGAGCTTGAGCATGACCGCGCCAGCATTCGCTGCCGTGATCTCCTGCTTACCCAGTGCCGCATGGCAGGCGCCGGCGAGGGCCTTGTAAATCTTTGCCTGTACCGCACCCATGGGGATGTCACGGGTCTGCACCACCAATTCAGGTAGCTCCTGCACGTCATCCATGGTGAAGCGCACGGCAGGCTGCATGACGCCGTAAGCCGTCTCGACCGCGTTGGCCTTGGGGGCGTATTTGAACTGGTTGATCTTGATCAGCACCCTATCCCTGAAATGCCCGAAGAACTTATCAACGGTATGCGGGGTGATGATCTGGCACTGTGACCATACGTCGGTCGGGGAGCGCGGCATGGGGGAGCCGGTCATACCCCATACCCATTCGCAGCCCTTCGCCAGCTCCTTCATGGACTTGGTGCGGATGCTCTTGCCGTTGCGGTACACCGCCAACTCGTCAATGCATATCGTGTCGATGACGCCGGCCTTGATCAGCGCGGCAATCTCGTTGTGCAGCAGCTTGGCCCCATCGTGGTTGATGATGAGTATGTCAGCCTCGGGGTCATTCAGCCGCTCGACGCGCTTGGCACGGGACGAATGGTGCACCACGATGCTCTTACGGTGCGGCAGGGTGTTGAACACCTCCCGGTCCCACGTGAATTTGAGCGTGGACAGGGGGGATATGACGAGCATTTTCTTCGCCAGCCCACGGCTGCGCAGATAGTCCCATGCCCAGAGCGCCGCCTTTGTCTTGCCGGTACCCATGGAGTTGAGCACATAGGCCCGCTTGTTCATGGTCAGCAGGCCCGCCGTCTGGCGCTGTGCGTCGAAGGGCTTCTTGTCCCCCGGCCAGTCGTAGTGGGTCAGGATAGGCGCCGGTACCGTGTAGCCCATGGTGCGCAGCAGGAACGCCTCTGCCGGGTGGTGGGGCACAAGGTGGAACTCGTTACCTTTCAGGGTAACAACCTGCGCTGCCGGAAACATGTTCGCAACGGCAGTAGCCTTGGGCACCACAAGCATCTTGTGTTGAGCGCTTACAAACAACTCAGTCATTTTCTTCGTACCAACTTCCATTGCGGGTTCTGGATGCCCTCTGCCGCTGTTCTGCTTCAAAAGAGGACACAGGCTCCAAGGTCATTGCATCAAGCCTCTTAACACGGCCACCCTCGTACCCGACGTAATATCCCTCCTGCCGCATGTACGTTCGTAGCCCCAGCAGCATGGCCCGCGCTTGATGCTCCTCCCTTGTCATGCACTTTCCTTCACGATCAGCATAAGGTGCGCTTCCAACTCATCGTAGGTGGTGGTCGCTTCGGTACCGTCGATGACAAACACCCATCCACCGGCCCGCTTCACGTCTTCGATGCGCTTGTTCTGGCGCGGGGTGGGCTTCTTCCCCGGCGCCTTGGTCTCGATGGCGAAGAACTGGCCGCAACAGCAGCCGACGTAATCGAGGTGGCTCTCGCCATAGCCAGCCGGCACAGGCCAGAAGCCATCAATGTGTGCTTTGAACTTGTCGAGGACTTTGCGGACTTTCTGCTTTACGATGTTCTCTGGGGTAGGCATGGTTACCTCGTGAGGTTACTTGTTCAAAAGCATAAGCATAGTCTTTAGCCGGTCAGAAGGGAACTCCCAGAAATTCTCTTCGTACTCGCCGGCCTCGCCCATGTCGATTAGGACGGTCCACTCGCGGATGTCCTTCGGTTCGTTTTTCAATACAACGGCAGGAATTTTATAGTCCTTCTGCAAGGTATCTATGAGGCCCTGCGCCATGTTCGTCATGGTCATGCGCCGACCTAGCTCCATCTCCGCAAGTCGCCTCTGTCGCCGTTCATCGTCATAGGACGAAATCATTTCCGATCCCCGCCGCGCTGGTGGAGCGGGATACCCATCTTGTAGTGTTCGGTGCACCACCCATTCTTGCTGCCGTCGTATTTCGGCTCATTGCAGAACAGGTAACCGTTCTCCGTGTCGATGGGCCAGCAGCAGCCAGTGCGGAGGTCGAGGGGTACGGGCTTGGTGTTCGGGAGAGGAGAGTATTTCATAGTCACCCCACTATATTTCCGCTGTCAGGTTGATACTAGCCGCCTTTACCATAATGCGGGCACCCCGTTACTATGCAATGCTTACGGCAGAGGCCGTTGGGTTTGGGCGGAAACGTCATGGTGTCATGAGCGTTCTTGAGGGTCATTACCTCGGGAAGTATCCCTGCCCATGTCTCCTGCCGCTTGTTGCGGTAGAAGTCCTTACGGGTGGCCGCGTCGTCTTTGAGCCACCAAAATTCGGTGCGTACCGCCTGTATCTCGGGGTAGTGTGAGAACACACATTCCGCCATCAGAGCAAGCTGCTCGCTGTCCTCAATAATCTTGCCGGTCTTGTAGTCGATAGCCAACGCCACCGACGAGTGAAGGCGCAGAAGGTCAGCCTTGGCACGGAACCACGTCTGCTTGTCGAACCACGTGCAAGGGGACAAGTCCTCTTTGATGGCAAGCTGTTGCTCGACCATGATCTTGCCGGGGGCATTCAGCAGGCGTTGCGCGGCAATCTCCCAGTCTTCGGGGAAATCGGCAGGGAAGGGTGTACCCTTGCCGATGCGATCTTCCCATGCCTTATGGACACGGTTGCCGTATTCCAGCGCCTCGCTGCTCTCTTCCCCATAGAGCTTGGCCACGTCGATGTCGTGGTATCTTCTGGGACACGTCCTAAAATTTTTCAGTTTTGAATATGACCATGACCAAGCCTTGGCTACTTTGGCGCCACCATAATTTCTCATCAGCCTGCAATCCCTAGAAGTTTTTGTACATGCGGCTTGGGCAGGGGCTTGGCGCCGGGTACCGATGCCAGATCACACAAGCGCCCAAGCGCGTCGGTCGCCAGTTGCAGGTTGTCTGCGGTCAGCGTTTCAAGGCGAGCGGTCGCCTCGGTAGTGGAGCCATCGGAGTTCAGCCTGATGAAGCCGGCACCGAATTTGGCGTAGTAGTATCCGTTGCGCATGTACACCGGCACCTGCCGGAATACGCCGTTCTTGACGATGATGGCAACGTTGCCGGTTACTTCTTGGAACAGTCCCATGGTTACCTCACAAGGTTACAATTTACCCGATCAGCAAGCGAAGCTGGCCAATCAGGGCGTCGGATGGAAACAGGTCGGGGTCATCTTCAAGCGTGACTGCTTCGCCGTTCTTAACGACAAACACAAACGCTTTCTTGTCACCGACATGGCAGTTGAGGAAAGAGAAAGGCGTAGTCTGCCCCTGCGGTACCCTCAGCCGTGCAAACAAAAGCTGCATGTGCTCCATGACGCCTATCTGCACCATGATGTTACGCGGAACGTCATGGAAAGTTAGGTCAGTCATTCTGAGGTCCGATGCCTTGAAAGTTATAGTTGGGTCTTGCAGTGCTCCGTGTTGCAAAGCCATCACTCACCCCCCATGAACTTCTGCACGAGGGCTTCGATGCCCTTCTTATCGTCGGGCTCGATCCAATAGCCGGCACCCATGCGGGACTTGATGTCAAACCCCTTCTCACGCACCTTGCTGCGGGTGCGGCTGACCACCACCTTGATATGCGACATGGCCCCCGTGTATTCCAGAAGCTCATCTGCCGTTACCACTTGGGCGCGGGAGAGGCAGGACAGGACACTTGCCTGTTGTGGTGAAATATCGAACACTATGCTCAAAATGCGTTCGTGCTCAGCATCCCGTGGGGGGAGGGTGATTGCCTCATTCATCTGGTTTGGTCTTTCCCGCTAGAGAGGGTTTGTGATCCTATGGTATATAGCAGGTTAACGACTGGTTGTCAACCCCCTACGCTTGGAAATTAGGTCGTTAGTGGCAGCATAATCAAGGGTCTCGCCCATTTCCTTGAGGAGCCCTGCCATCGCCTTGGCACCTTTTGGTTTGAAGGTGTAATTCAGGTCGAAGGCTGCCGCCACGGTCAGCTTGCGGATATGAGGTTCCACCAGTTTTGACCACTCGTCATAGGTCAGAGCCTCCTCCGGTTCGGGCGGCAGGGTGGTTACCTTGATAGGTAACACCGGCTTCAAGTAATGCGCCTGTATCCAGAAGCCAGCCATGACGCCGGCAACCAAGTCCATTCCGTCAAGCCACCACATTTTTCCCCTCCAACAACATGCACATCGCCGCGCAGCGGTCGAACAAAACTTGCGGGTGTTCGCCGTAGTCTATGGTGATCTCGAACTCTGTGGCCACCATATCAGGCCCGTGGCTAGGCCGACTATAGAAGTCCACCCAGAACCGTATACAGTTAGCCTCGCCACGGTGCCGCACCCTGACGCCATAGGATTTCCCACCTAGGATGTTTTTAAAGCAGTAGTCCCACAGGACATCCCTAAGGTGCGCCCCGTTGCTACGACATACAGAATGTAGGTCAGGGTCGAGCACAACGGTCATTTCGCGCCTCCATAATTGGGACCGGAGCCCACTTCACAGTCCAATGGTAGGTTGGGCAGCCACACAGGGCGCTGCCGTAGCTCATGCGCCAGAACGAAGCGGGTGATTTTCTCATACTCCTGCTTGACCACAAACACCAACTCGTCGTGGACCTGCAAGGCAAGGGGGATACCCAGCTTGGCGAGCCGCATGCGGACACGCACGGCAGCTTCCATGGTGATGATGCGGGCGAGCGCCTGCACGATGTTCTCAAGTAGTTTGCCACCATAGATGCGCTTGGTCTTGCCACCATAGTCAAACACCCACTCGGTGCCGAACTTGCCACCCGCCACTTGCCGGATGTTGTGGTAATAGAGCTTCATCCCATTGGGCAGAACGATCTCCTCCTTGCGGAAGATAACCGGCCCCCAGTGCCACTCGTTGCCGGTCGCCAGTGCGTTGATGCCTTGCGTGTTAAGCAGCCGCCACGTGTTCTTGATATTGGGGTTTTTAGTGCGATACAGATCGACCGCCATCTTCCCTTCTTCCCGCGTGTATTCGAGCTTCAAGCCCATTTGGTTCCACGCAAGGATAGGGATGGACTTACTGAACTTCTCGTCTCCTAGGCCGAAGCCCAAGCCCAGAATGCACTGCTTACCAATGAAGCGCTCGATCTTTTGTGCCTTGGTGACCGGCTTCTTGAACAGGTCGGTAGCGAAGATAGAGTAAACGTCCTCGCCCCGGTCGAACTGCTGTCGCATATCCTCCTGACCACACAGGGTACAGACGAAGCGGGCTTCAACTTGGCTCTCGTCGCCGGCAACGACAACATGGCCGGGAGGGGCTTCAAGGGAGGAGCGCAGCATGGAGCCACGCCCCATGTTCTGCACGTTCAATGACCAGTCGCCCGATAGGCGGTGGGTATGGGCGCCGCCGTAGCGCAGCGGCATTGGCATTAGGCGCAGGTTACCTCCGGGGGTAACTTTGGTCTTCGGCCAGTTGAGGTTGGCGATACGAATGAAGCGCTCGTGCCGGGTCTCCTCGATAGTGGACTTGTGCCCGAGCCTCGCACCCACGGCAGCCTGCACGCGTACATCAGGATGTTCCAGCAGATCGATGAAGTCCTGATCGGACTTGGCGAACGCATAGGTCTCCTTGCCGGTGGTGCCGCTGATCTTGGTAGGGGGTACGACGCCAAGGTTTTCCAAGAACGCGGCGAAGCGGTCGTTGGACATCAACGTCTCCTTGCCATCGGCGCCCAGCAACATGACTTCCGTGAGCGTCTTCTCTTTCTCTGCTTTGATGGAGGCGAGTGACTGGTGCAGTACGTCGGGGTTGACTTGGAACTGTGGCACCACGGCGCAGCGCAGGACCGCGTCCATGACGGCGATCTCCATAGGCGGGAACTTGCCGGCCATGACGGTCTGCTCAAATATGCCATAGCACATGTCGGCGTCGTTCAAGCCATACTCAACGAAGCGCCGGTACAGGTCGGGATGCTGCCGTATCTCATTCAGGCGCATTCCCTTCACATTGGCCAGTGCGTCCGTCTTCTTTCCTATGCCTAGGTACTTCGCGACGTTGTCCAGAGATAGGGACCGAAGGTAGGCTTGGAACAGTGACCGGCTGATACCAAGGGTATCAACCATAACGCGCGGCAGCCAGCCGTAACGCCAGTAGAAAATACAGTTGTCAAATAGTGAGTTGTGGGAAACAGACATTACATTATCGTCTGCTTGGTCAAAGTAACGTTGAACGTCGTCCCCTTCTACCCAGAACGATTTACTACCCCCTTCCTTAACGGCAAGGCCGGTGCACTCGAACCGTTCGTCTAGGATGTATTCCGCTGGGCTCATCTTCTTAAGGGAATACTCAGTTGAGTAGAACGTTTCTGCGTCTAGTGTAACAACTTTCATTTCCAACTAACCCCACGAACAATTTGTGATACACCAGACTGAGTAACCCCATACTCGGCAGCTAATTCTTTTTGGGTGTAGTTACCACTATGGTAACGTTTTCGTATAGTGTCTGCGGTAGGTTTATCTATTTTGCAGAACTTCCGATTGCGTGATTGTGTTTGCCTAGTAGCCCACCTCACATTCCCCGGCTCATAGTCTTTGTCACCGTCTTTACGGTCTAGTGTCCACCCTTTGCCGGGGTGCGGCCCAACGTCTCTAGCAAAGTTTTCAAATACATCCCACCGTGAACATACCTTAATTCCTCGACCACCATAGTATGCGTAGTCAGGTGTTTTCGGATTGTTACATCGGTTGCGCAAGTTAAGCCAAAGCCTATGTAACGGTGTACGCTTCCCATTATTGCCAAGGGACAAGCCATGCATCACCCTTATAGCTTTTGCCATTGATTAATTCTACCTTCCTCTATATGCTCTACCTGCTGCGGCCTCTTTGTGGGGTAGGCTGCATTGGTGGGAGGGGCCAGTAGTTTCGTCGCCGCTGGCCCCTTTCTCTCATCCATGGAACTGGATCGTATAGCCCCTGCCGTCTTCGTCTTCCCTCAGCAGAGTGACGTTACCTGCCAAGGTAACCTCTATGTCTGTCTTACTCTTGGGCACATGACGCTGCTCAAACGTCCCCAATAGCTCCTGAATGGCGAACCATTGGATGGCGTGCCGCATCTTCTCCCGCATCATGTAGGGTAGCACCGGCAGAGTGGGCGCCCGTTTGATGGTCTCTACCTCGTTGGCCGTGTAGCTCATATCGGCCTTACGTAGTATCGCCAGATAGGGTGGAAAGAGATAACGCGCCGCCTCATGTGTCGTACAGTTCTCAATGACCCAATCGGACACTTCATCGAAGATGCCACGATTAAGTGCCCTGATGGCAACGTCCTGCTTGACGGTCTCGAACTCGGTTATGTCTTCCTCGTTGGCGCCGTAGTGGTACCCACGCTCCTCAAGGTCTTTGGGCCACAGGAGGGGGTATCCCATTGCCGGCTGGTCCAAGGAAAAGGACAAGGTGACTTCCCTCGTCTTCGCGAATATTGTCTCGGCAAGATTGATCCTGCCCTTGACGGTGCGTATCTCAGGGTTGAACTGACTTTCGTCAATCATGGACCGAAACCGTTCTATGTCGGCAATCTCTTCTGTCGTCCAATACAGGGACAGGAACTTGTTAACAT